AGGGCGGCCAGGCCGAAAGGTCTTGTGGGACGATGCGCTCGAGCGCGTCGAGCTCGTCGGTGTTGTGCATGCGCCCCCCCTTACAGGCTGTAGCCGGGCGAGTAAGGCGCCCAGGTGTTGTTGATGCTCTGGTGCCAGTCACGCTCGGCCGTCTGGGCCACCAGCACGCCGTCCGTAGCCCGGCGGAACTCCCACCAGCCGGCGGCCGCGTCGCCCTGGTGCTGCCAGCGCAGCGTGCCCGGCAGCATGCCGAACTTCCGAACGAAGGCGGACAGCCCGGGCAGCAGCTGCATGCGCTTCTTGAGGCCGGCGATCGTCAGCGGGCAATTGAAGCCGGGCAGGACCGGGTCCATGGTCGTGCCGCTCTCGCCGCGCGTGCAGTCGATACCCAACAGGGCGCGGTAGGCGTTGGCGAACTGCTCGGCTGGGGACTCCTGCTGACCGCTGGCCTGCCGCCAGGGGAAAACCTGCGGGTCGTAGGCCGCGCCGCTCTGGGCGAATAGGCGCTCGAAGTGGACTTCCACCTCGCGCAGCGCCGGCACGCCGACCCAGAGCCAGGCCAGCTGGTGCAGCGCGTGGCCCATCTCATGACTCAAGGCCGCCGGCATGCGGTAGCCGTTGGCCCCGTCCGTCGTCGGGTCGATGTAGGGAATCCAGATGTGGCGCTCACTTCCGTTTACGGGGCCCCGGCAGTAGGCGCCGTGCGAAGCGTCCCAATCGGTGGGGCGCGGCAGCAGGCCCGACCAGATGTGCCAGGTGCCGCCTTTGAGGACGTCGCAGGGGCCGACCAGGGCGCCGGTTGAGTCGCATCGGCAGTAGGCTTCAAGGGCGTCGGCGAGCAGCTGATCCTCCATGGCCTGGTAGTAGCTGAAGGGGCCGCACTGCTGGGTCAGATTGTAGGCGTTGTCGTAGTGCCTGATGAGGGTGACGCCCCACTTGAGGGCTTGCGTGAAGTCGCGTTGGGCCATGGGCACCTCCAAGGGCACAAAAAAGCGCCCTGGAGGGCGCGGCTGTTACAGGGTGGGCTTCGGGAAGCGGGCCTTGATGGCCTGGCGTGTGGCGACGACCGCTTTCCACTCCGGGCTGTCGATGCCTTTGGCGAGCGCGTCGAGCTGGTCTCCCATGGGAATTTCGGCCTCGTAGGCCGCTGCGCGAAGCACCCGGTAGGACGGAGGAATGGGCGGCGGTGGCGCGGGCGGAGGGCCCGGCTGGTAGCCCTCCAGCGTGGTACGAATGGCATCGAGCGTTTCCGTGTCGGGGTCTTCACCGGCTTCGGGTGTCTTAATGAGAATTTGTCCCTGCTCAACGAACAGGCAGATGGTGGCGCCGACGCCGTAGGGTTTGAGCATGGGGTAGAGGTCGCACAGATCGAGGTGCTCGGGGGCAGGGTGCGTGAGGTGTGTCTTCATGGGCTACCTCTTGAACTCGATGGCCGCCAGGAATGTCTGGGCGTTACCTCCGGACACCGCGACGTTGATGTTGCTCTGAAAGGCGCCGGTGGACCTGAGGCGCAGCTTGATAGTGTGGGTGCCAGCACCCAGGCCTGTCTCAATGCGCCAACCGCTGGCAGGGCACGGCGCAGTGCTTGAGCCGGTCTGTCCGAACGCGTAGTCGGTGCCGTTGATGTTGAGCGCTATGGCACCCCGCGACGTGCTGTCCGTCGACGTGTGCGGGATGTTGGCGTAGATCACCAACGTCGTGCCGGCGTCCTTGGTGACGGTCAAGGTGAGCACGTCGATGAAAGTGGTTGATACCGTCGTCGCCGAGGCGGCCAAGATGGACGAGACCGTTACCTTGGTGGCGGCGTTCGTCGCCAGCTTGGCTGTGGTGATCGCGCCGTCGGGCGGCGACTGAATGCCGGCCTCGAGGTTGTTCAGCAGGGCCGCGGTGATGATCTCGTCGTCCGTCCATGTGTGCGGTGCATACGGCATGCTGTTCTCCTATGCTGCGCCCCAGGTCAGGTCCCAGGTGAAGGTTACGGCGATCGCCAACGTCTTGGGGATCGCCTCGCCGAGAATCACCCGGCAGTACATGGTGCCGCCGACCTCGGCATTGAAGATGGCCGCCTCAGTGAGCGTGTGCCCGTTGGCGACGCCCGAGCTGAGGTAATACTTGATCGTCAGCTTGCCGGCGCCCTTGGTGCGGGTCGCAAACGCCTCACGCGCCACCTCGGCGCCGAGGGCTGTGTCCCCAGGCAGCACGGCCGTGCTCGAAGTGCCCACGGCGAAGTGCGATGGGCCGGCCACGGCGTCGCCGTACATCAGGTCCCGGATGAGGTTCAGCCCGGAGCCGACCACCAGGTTGTGCACCTGCTGCCGCCCCAGGTGCTGGCCTGTAGCGACGTCCCAGGTGTCGGCGGTGACGTTCACCCGGGCGAGCGCGAGCTCCACGCCGGTGAGGGAAAGGGAGACGGCCAGGAAGGCCTGCCGCACCCGCTGCCAGAATTTCATCAACCCACCTCGCTGTAGTTCACGCGGGCATGCCCCACTCGGTTCTCGGGGGCGGTGGTCGTGTAGGTCAGCACCTCGGAGGCGGTGACCGCCTGGGTGCTGGTGCGCATCGAAACCACCACCTCGTTCTCACGGATGACGAAGCGCCGGCCCATGCGCGTGAGCGCCCGGAAGAACTCCTCCCAGCCGCCTAGGTTGCTGCCGTCGAGCGCCTTGACCGTGTAGCGCAGGTCGCGGCCGAACATGTCGCCGAATGAGACCGACTCGATCAGGAACGAGCCCGACAGGTCATGCAGCGAGTTGGCGATCGTCAGGAGCTGACCGGCGGCCAGGCCGGGGACGTCGGTTTCGAAGGTGACGATGCGGGGGATCCGGCCGTACTTCTCAATCAGCCCCCGCGCGCCTTGCTCGGCCTGCTCGGTGCTGTTGACGGCCGGGAAGTCCTCGACGCGCTCATGAATGCCCGTGCCACCTTCGACGGCCTGTCTTTCGGCTATCTGGGCGTCATCCTGGGCGGCCAGCACGATCGGGAACTCGCCCCGATAGATGATGGTGCCGATGTTCGCGGCGGTCAGCTTGGTCGCGCTGTCGTCCTGGGTGATGGCCGCCGTGCCCTTGTTCCAGTAGAAGTCCTTGCCAGTGTCCACGCCGCCGATGCCGAACGTCTTGGGGACGCCATCCAGCAGGATGCTTGTCGGCACCGCGCCCACGGGCCACTTGAGCGGCCAAACCCGCGTTTCACCGTCCCCCTTGAACGTCTCGGTCAACGGGTCGGTGAGGTCCTTGCCCGCGCGGATGATCTGCTTGTTGCGGTACTGCTCGCGCGTGCGCCTGACCTTCATTTTCCGGAAGTTGCCGGAAGTGTCGGTCAGGGCGAACGGCGCGGCGTTGGTGTCCCGCGAAACGAAGTGCAGGTCTTTGTTGTAGTCGATGTACCAGATGTAACCGCTGAGGTCGGCCAGGTCGTTGAAGGCCTCGGCGACGTACTGGTAGTTCCAGACGGCCTTATCGATGATTGGGCCGTCCTGCACGTTCGCCGTGGTGATGCCCTCGCCGGCGAGGAAGCTCGCCACGATGTCGAGCACGATGTCGCCCAGGGTCTGGCCCGGCGCTTCGTAGGCCTTCGCGACCAGGCGCTGGTTGCAGATGGCGTTGTAGTCGACGCACGGCACACGGAAGAGCAGGGCGTCCCAGCTGCCCGGGACGTCCTCTTCCTCGTAGTCGTTCACGAACCCGGCAAACAGGCGCGTGCCGTCGCGGGTGATCACTACCTCGGCGCCGATTGTCGGCCGGTACGTTCCGTCCTCGCTGACCAGGTCGAACGAGGCAGTGTTGCGTCCGTTGAGGCGGTCCTGCACCTTGAGTGAATCCACGCGGACCAGCGGGGTCGTATCGACCCCGCCGATCGTGAATGTGATGGCCATGGCCACCTCCTGCTATCCGACGCTGACGCCGAGCTCTCGGAGCTGACGAACCAAGCGCTCTCCGGCCTCGGCATCGTCCACCCGCATCTCGATCGAGATGTAGGTATCGCCGCCGCGGCTTGGGCCGCCGCCGTAGCCGATCTGAGGGGTGTGGGCGGCGATGCCTTGGCCCATCTGGGAGAACACCGCCGGGGAGAGCGGCACCACCGCCTCCTTGTGCTTGCCTTCGCCTACCATAGCGAGCGTCGGCGAGCTAATCACGCCGCCCTCGGCGAGGAAGGGAATCTGTGCCACGTTCGGCGACCAGTGCTTGCCGCCCAGGCCGGGAATCCAGTCCGGGACGGTGAAGCCGATGCTGTTGAGCGCACGAATGAAGAAGTTCAGGCCGCTGATGACGGCGTTGACCATCCCCTTGATCGTGCCAAGGATGCCGTCTGCGATGCCCACGGCCATCATCTTCAGCCCCTCGACTAGCGCCTGGCCGGTGATGCTCATCAGCGTGACGAAGACCTCCCAGGCCTTCTGTGCGCCTCCGAGCGAATCGACGATCGCCTTGGAGAACACAACGAAGCCCACGACAGCGGCCACGGTCCCGGCCACCACGCCAGCGATAACGGCGCCCACGGCCGTCGCGGCGGTGCCAACGACGCCGAAGGCCGTCCCGATGGCCTCAAAGGCCGGCAGGACGAACGCATGGAGCGACTGCGCCGAGGTGCCGATCTGGACCAGGGCCAGGGCGAAATTGCCCGCCTTGACCGTTGCGTCGAGGAAGCCCTCGCCCACCTCAATGCCGAGCGTTTCCGCTACCGTTTTGAGGCCATCCCTCAGGCCAGTGACGGCCGAGAGGATGTCGGTTGTCGACTGCTTGAAGGCGCCCATCGCCGCCGTCGCGCTCATCTGCGCGGGCGGGATCTCCGCGAGTGCCTGGCCGACGCCCTCAAAGGCGGTCTGTGCCTGCGCCCCGCCGATGCCCGCCAACTCGCTCAGCGCCCCGTTGTAGAGCTTGGCCTGCTCGGCGTTCAGGTCGAAGCTGGCGCCGAGGCGCTTGGCCTTGACGTCCGCCTCGATCAACCCATCCGAGAGCTTGGCCATGATCTTGTCGACGTCGGTCGTCTCCTCCTTCACGTCCTCGGCCGCCTTGCGGTAGCCTTTCCACTGCTCGGTTAGCTTCAGCACGATCGGGTTCGTCGCGCCCATGCTCTGTCGCAGAACGTTGATGGTTTTCTCCAGCGCTGAGGCGCTCTCGCTGTTGACGTTGATCGTGTCACCGAAGAGAGTCGCTCGCTCGCGGATGTCCTTCAGTTCTCGATTCAAGCCCGTCAGCGCGCTGGCGTTACCGGAGAACGCCTTTATCGCTGCCTGGCCGTTGTCGAGCGCCTCCATCTGCTCTTGTAAGCCCTTGAGCGTCTTCACTAGACCCTGAAAGCGCTTATCGGTTGGGGCAACGCCCTTCTCCGTCAAGCCTTTCAGGCCGTCCGTCAGCGCGGCGATCTTCTTGGGAACGGTGTCGAGCACCGACCAACCGCCCAGCGCGGCGGTCATGTCGATGCCCTTCAGCTTGCCGCCGATGTCCCCGAACGACTTGCTGATGTCCTCGGCGTGCTTCTTCGCGTCGTCGGCCGCCTTCTTGGCTGCCTTGCTCATGCCGGCCGCCGCATCCGCCACGCCGGCCGCGCCGGCCGCCGCGTGCGCAGGCAGTCCGCCGAACCCGGACTTGACCTTGGTCGTGAGCTGGCTCATGAAGCCGCTCACGTCCGAGACCATGCCGGACACCGACGAGCCGACGCCAGAGGCCATGACCTGGATGTGAGGCACGACCATCTGCGGCAGGCTGGTGACCGTGTTCGCCACGTTGCCGGCCAGCTGCTTCAGTGGCGCCTTGGCGGCCTCCGGCAAGAGGTTGAATACAGCCTTGTAGGGGGCGATCAGGGTGTTGAACGCGGCCAGCGCCACCTTGACGAAGAAGTCCCAGACGGAGCGGGCCACGTTGCCGAACGTCACGAGCGCCCCACGGAGACCGTTCAGGAGGCTGTTGAACCCGGCCTTGAGCCCGTCCCAGTTCTTAATGATGAGGTAGGCAGCCGCGCCGATGGCCGCAGCCGCGGCGATCAGCGGGACGAACGGCACCGCCGCCGCGACCGCTGCCGAGACGAGGCTGCCCAGGGCGGGGATCACCGCCAGGGTGACGGCGGCGCCGATGCCGATCACGGCCGCCTTCATCTCAGGCCCGAAGAGGCTCCAGAGGCCATCGAAAAGGCCCTTGTCGGCGATCGCCGTCGACAGGGCGTTCATCGCCTCGGCGCCGGTGTCGGCCATCATCTTGAGGGCCGGCATGAAGTTCTCGAAGATGGCGTCGCCCAGGTTTTCGAGCGCCGCCGATGACTTCTCGACCGAGCCCTTGAAGGTCTTGCCGAAGGCGTCGGCGCTTCCGCCGAACTCCTTGTTCAGCTCCTTCAGGATGATCTTCTGAGCTTCCATCGTGCGACCCGACTCCTGCAGGGTCTTGATGGTTTCCTTCTGACCCTCGGTGAAGGAGACGCCCACCTTCTGGAGAGCGGACACGCCCTTGACGGGGTCGTTGAGCGCCTTGCCCAGCTGCATGGCCGAGCTGGTCGCGTCCTGGCCCAACGCCACGGACATGTCGGCCATGATCCTGGTGGTCTGGTTGAAGATGTCGTTGCCGGCGCCCACGCCGTTCTTGATGTTGGTGAAGGTGAGAAGCAGGTTCTCGCCCTTCTGAATCATCTCGCCCGACACGCCGGTCGCGGCCTCGATGGAGTTGGCGAGATCGCTCATCTGCTGAGCCGTGACGCCCGCCGCGCCGCCGGTCGACTTGATGGCCGCGGCGGTCTGGGCGTTGATCTGCTCGACCTCGGCTAGGTGGTCGATCGCCCCCTTGGCGAAGTCGACCAGCCCGGAGCCGATCGCCTGCAGGCCGTCGGCGATGAGCTCGGCGCTCACCAGGGAGGGGATGAAGGACTTTTTGAGGCCGTCAGCCGCCCGGTCGATGGCCTGCGTGAAGTCCGCAGTGTCCGCGCTCAGCGTGACGTGAAGGCGTGCCGCTTCGGCCATGCTCTACCTGCCCTTCTTCCCCTTGGCCTTTTGCTTTTTGGCCTGCTGTTCGGCTTCCCAGTGGCGCTGCTTCTGGAGCGCGATCAGCTCGGTCAGCTCGACCGAGTCGATGCGCTTCAGAAGCTCGCTCGCGGTGCACCCCCAGCGGTCGGCGACCTCTAAGACGAAGCGCCGCTCGGGGTTTCGGATGAGTTTCCCTGGGCGGTCTCCACCGCCTTTTCGCCCAGGCCGGAGAGGCTAATCACCTTCAGGGCGATGCGCTGCAGCGTTTCGCCGTTCTTCTCGCGCAGCGCGTCGATGTCGTCCGCGGTGAAGAGGCGCTCGCCGGTCTGCGGGTCGCGCGCGCCGTCCACGACGAAGTCGTTGATGAGCGGCACCATCGCCTTGTTGGTGGCGACCTTGGACGCCTCGCCGTCGCCGCCCCCGCCGTTCTGGAAGACGGCCTCGAGGAACTTCTCGCGCGTACGGCCGCTCATGCCGGTGACCTTGATGGTGACGCCCCACTCGGGGATGGTCATCGACTCGGACTTGATGTCGGAAGCGGCCAGGATCTTGGCTTTCAGGGTGCTCATGGTGAGGTGTTCTCCTTCTACGCGTGGGTCGCGCGGGTGACGTCGCCGGTGATCTGGAACTCGGCCGAGGCCGTCGCCACGTCGCCGACCGGGTTGGAGCCCGAGTAGTCGGTGCAGATGGCCGCGCCGGTGTACTTCACGGCGCCCGAGGCGGTGCCGGCGGGCGAGATCTCGAAATTGACCTGCTTACCGAGGATGCCGTCGATGTGCGCGTCGAGCACGGGGTCCCAGACGTATTCCTGGCTGAAGGTGCCATCCTTCAGGCCCGGGATGTAGGTCTTGGCGTCCTTGCCGAACGTGGTGGTCTCGTGGGTGTCAGCCTGGCGGGACAGGTCCTCGCTGCTGACGTACTGCGAGACGTCGGTGAGGGTCGTCGGCGCGGCCGAGGTGCCGAGCTTGACGACCGTGGATTTACCGTGAGAAGCGGCCATGGGGTATCCTCCTACTTCCTGGCGAAGGTGACGGCGAACGTGAACGACGGCGTGGTGCCGCCGATCGTGTGAATCGCGCGCACGTAGCGGTTGACGGTGCCCGTGCCGGTCAGCTGCTGGGAGCCGGCGGCGGTGATGGCGGTGAAGGTGCCGAGGTCGACCCATGTGGTGCCGTCGACGCTGTGCTGCACCTTCACCGTGTTGGTCGGCGTGGTGCCGGACACGACCGTGCAGTGCAGATTAGCAACCCAGCCGGCCGTGGTGGCCGCGGTGTCGTCCTGGGTGGTGCCGTTGCCGGTGGCGGTCTTGGCGCTGAGCGGGGAGAGCACCACGCCGCCCCAGATGCCCTCGTCACCCTGGAACTCGGCGCTCACGCTCACGATGTCCGAGACGGGGCTCGAGGTGTCGTAGCCGGTCAGCTCCGCGCGGCCGATCTTGGCGCGGCCGCCCTGGGTCTGGCCCTGGAGCAGCAGCGAGACGATCTGACCGGCCGTGGCGCCGAGGGCGCTGGCGAGGACCGGGTCAGTGGAACCGGCGGCGGTCTCATGCAGGCCTTCCGCGCTGATGCTGCCGTCTTTCAGGCCGGGGATGTAGGTCTTGGAGTCCTTGCCGTAGGTGGTGGTCTCATGAACGTCGGCGGTGCGGCTCCAGTCCGCGCTGTTCAGGTAGGTCGACAGGTCGAACTGGTCGACCAGGAGGGCCGTGCCCTTGCCGTGCTGTGCTGCCATCGGTTAACCCTCCTCGGTGGCGATCGGCGCGGACGGCTCGCCGTCGGGCTCGATGTAACCCTGCTCTTTCAGCCAGTCGACGGACTCGGCCGGGAGGTCGTCGACGATGTCGCCCGGCTCCGCCCGCTTCTCGTTCGGGCCGTAGTTCATGCCCGCGAGCACGCGGAACTTCTGCTTCTTGGCCATGTTCAATCTCCCTTGTGGTCGAAGCCGCACGCCAAGCACCGCCAGGCGTGCGGGTGGGTCATTGTGGCGATCGCGCGGCGCCGCTCCTTGGGGTGCCGGCAGACGTCGTCGTCGGGCTCGGGTGGCGCCTCAATGGGCGGCTCATCCGGCGCGGCGGTAGGGCCGTCGCCCCAGGCCTCGAGCAGGACGATCGCCGCACCGATCGCGGCCGCCGCGCTTGCCGCCGCCTGGGGGGCGATGCGGTTCTCAGGCTTGGCCTGGTCCAGGTCGGGCAGCAGCGCGGCCAGGTACTGAATGCCGGCTTCGGCGCTGCGGAGCTGGGCGATGATGACGTGTTCCATCAGTTCCCCTCGTGCCAGACAAAGAAGTCCAGGATGGTCGTGTAGACCCCCGCGTCGGGCTCGTCGTCGTCGAGCTCGTTGTCGAGCTGGATGCCCGAGACGGGCACGCCGCCGGGGCCGCCCAGGAGTCCCGTGAAGCCCTCCAACGCAGCGATCACCTGGTCGGCCACCGCCTTGGCGTCGGCGTAGCTCTTGCCGCAGCAGTCGACCTGGATGCGGGGCTTGCCGGTGCTGCCCCCGAAGGTGCGGACCCGGGCGCCGCTCACCCGGCGGTAGGTCACCGCGGGGAAGGCGCACCCCTGGGGCCGCTTGTACGGGTAGATGCGATCGCCCACGACGGCCATCAGGCCCGCGTGGGTGCTCAGGTGGTTGAAAAGAGCCTGTTCAAGCCTCATGCGCGGTACTCCGACTGGGCTATCAAGCCCTTGAGCACGCGCCGGAACTCCTCGAGCGCCGCGTCGCGGTTCTCGTCGAAGGCCGGGCGCATGTAGGGGCGAGCCTTCATGCCCTTGGTGGTGTAGAACTTGCCGCCGGAAACGAACACCCAGGGCGTCTTGCGCCCGTTTCCGCCCTCGGCGAAGATGCCGGTGCCGTATTCCAGCCATTTGCCGTACTCGACGGTGGGGCCGATCGTGGCGATGACCTTGCCGTCGCTGCCGGTCGCGACCTCGATGACGATCGAGCGGCTCAGCGTGCGGGTGCGCTTCGGGGACTTCTCCTTGGCGGCGTTCTGAATCTTGAGCGCGCCGGCATGGAGAGCTTTCTCCATCAGCTGCGGCGCGGCGGGGCCCAGGGCATCGAGGCGCGCGGCCAGATCCTTGCCGCCCAGCACCTTCATGGTCACCTTGGGCATGGGCGCCTCCCTACTCGATCACCTCGCAGATCAGCGTGGTCATCACGTCCTGGCTGTCGTGCAGGACGCCTGTGACGTCGTAGGCGAAGATGCCGACGATCGCCCGCATCTTGCTCTTGATGAGCGGGTAGTGGCCCTGCAGGAGCACCTTGTAGGTGTTGCGCGTGTAGGTCGCACCGGCCCTCTTGGCCTCGGTGGCGCTGGCGGGCGAGACGACGCAGGGGATGGCGATATGCCCGGCCTTGTCGACCCACTCGCCGTTCTCGGCGCCGTAGGAGTCGCGGCCGGCGCCCTCTTCCTGGATGGTCACCGTCTTGTTGTAGAGGAACCCCAGGCTGTCGAGGATTGAAGGATCGATCAGGCCCATTAGCAGCCCCCCAGGTCGACGATGGCGAAGGCGTCGCCGGAGTCGGCGACCTGGGCGCGCAGCGACGCCGCGTGATTCCGCAGCGAGGCGGCCACAGCCGGGCCGTCGGTGCCGATGTCGCCCAGCTTCAGCTTCTTGAGCGTCAGCGTCTGCGAGCTGGCGATCGTGTCGAGCGCCTCGGCCGCGGCGAGCTTGACGTCGCCGTCCTGCAGCTCGAGGAACGCGTCGATCTCGGCGTCTTGAAAGATTTGCTTGGCCGTGTCGGCGGTGTCGGTGTCCTTGATGATGAGGCGCACCTTGCCGGCGTCGGTGGCGGGGTCGTAGGTGAAGGCCATGGCCTAGGTCGCCTTCTTGCGCGTGGTGGCTTTCGGCTCCTTCAGCTCGGCGAGGGCCGGCTCGGTGATCGCCGAGGCCTTCGCCGCCTGCGCGGTGTTCAGCTTGACCAGTTCCTCGTGAATGGCCTTGAGGTATTGCTCGGTGCCGTTGATCGGCGGGGGCAGGTTGGACATGGGGAACCCTCCATGGGAACCAGCAGGGGAGAGGCCTCTCCCCTGCTGGTGAGTGGGTTACGAGCCGGAACCGTTGGAGGCCACGGCCGCCTTGGGGTCCATGGTGGTGCCGCCCAGGACGTGGCGGACCTTGTACTCGACGGAGTCGGTGTCGAAGTCGCCGTCGAGCGGGTTGACCACGCCACCGCCGACCCGGCGGGCGTTCGGCTCCTTCATGAAGATCTCGGGCTCGACGTGGCCACGCAGGAAGCCCATTTCGAGAGCCGGGCGGCCGACGTTGGGGTCCTGGAACAGGAACCACGACGTGTTGCCGTTGGTGGTCGCGATGTTGGGGATCTCGTAGTTGACCACCAGGCGCACGGCGTTCTTCATCCAGTTCTGCGCCACGATCTTCTGCCCGGCGGTGCCACCCGCCTCGGTCATCTCGATCTGGAGCGCGTTCAGGATGTTCTGCGCGGTGATCGCCAGCGCGGGCGGCACGACCAGCACGGCGGCCGTGATGTTGATGGGGCGCCCGTCCGAATCCTTCTGGGCGGCCAGCACCTGCATGGCGGTCTGGAGGCCGGCCACCGACAGCGCGGGGTTGCCCGTCACGACGTTGCCGTTGCCAGCGGAGAAGAAGGTGGTGTCGGGACCGGTCGCGCCGACGAAGAGGTCGGTCGCGAAGTACTCCTCGGTGCGACGGGCAGCGATCGCCAGGTCGCCGGGCGCGTCGCGCAGGGCGTCCAGGTCGTCGTTGACGAGGGCCTCCCAGCTGAAGTCCATCCGGGCGCCGTACTTCTCGACCGCGTACTTGTACTCGGCCTCGCTGTAGGCGCGGACGGGGTAGCCGGCTTTCTCGCCGACCTTCGACATCAGGCCTCGGCCCCCGTTGATGCCCTTGCGGGACACCTCGCGGAAGTCGCGCACGGTGGCGACCTTCACGTAGGCGCTGTACGTGGGGGCGATCTCGCGGTACTTCGCGAGCAGCATGCGGTCGATGATGTCGCCGAAGAGGATCGGGAAGTCGGAGGTCGTCATCGCCTCCTGCAGGTAGTGCATGTTCTTCTTGCCGGCGTAGACGTCCGCCACGAGGGTGACCGCCTCGGCCAGCACCGCCAGGTACTGGGGGGTGCGCATCCGGCGGATGCGGGAGCCGTCCGCGCTGGTGAAGACGGCGCGGGTGCGCTGCTCCTCGGTGCGGATGGACTCAACGACTTGCAACAGTTCAGCCATGTTCTTCGGGCCTCCTTAAGTGCCGAGGATGACGTCGATCGTCGACGTCGTCCCGGTGGTGACGGCCCCCATGGCGTAGCCAAAGCGGACCCCGGTGTCTTTCTTGCTGAGCTTGGGCGTGTCAGCGGCGACGTGGTACAGGATGTCGCCCGCGGCCACGGCCACGTTGCCGGTGCCGTTGACGCCCTTCACCGAGAGGGTGAAGACGCCGTCAAACTGCACGGTGGCGTTGCCGGCCGCGTCGCGGGTGGTCAGCGCCACACCGGGACGGTTGCCGTAAACGACGGGGTCGCCGGAGACGGTGCCGACGGGCACGGGCACGACCAGCGTCTTGGCGCTGTCGAACTTCTTGTTGGTGGCCATGTGTTAGTTCCTCCCCTGCGCGGCAGCCTTGGCCGCGCTCTCGCTCAGGCCCAGCTCGGCGAAGCCCTCGGCCATACGGCTGACAGCCACTTCCGGCTTGACCTCATCGGCTGCGCTCTCCTGGAGCGACTCGCCCATGCCGACGATGGCGCCGGCGCCACCCAGCTGCGCCAGGTAGGCGCCCTCCGCCTTGGCCGACTCTCGGACAGCGGCGGTGGTCGCCTCGACGTCGAGCGCGCCGTCCTTGATGATGGGCTGCACGCTCTCGGCCAGGCGGGCGCGGCTGGCGTCCGGCAGGTTGATGCCGGCCAGCACGCCGCGGGCCAAGTCCTTGGCGTCGCGCTTGAGGTTGCCCTCGAGCAGGGTCTTCAGCATCCCCTGCAGGGCGGTGTTGCTTTCGTTCAGAGTCTGGAGCTGCTGGCGCTCCGCGTCGGTCATGCCCATGGTGTTGGATTCCTCCATGCTCGCTGCGGAGCCCGCGCTCGCGGTGCCCCCCGTGTGCCGTTGCTTCGCCGCCTCGCGCAGCGAAAGGATCTTGCCGCCGCGCCCCGCGTCGGTCACGAAGTCCACGCTCTTGGCGTAGGCGATCGCCTCGATGATCGGGCCCTTACGGCCCTCGGCCTCGCCGTAGACCGGCTTGCCCATCGCTCGAATGCTCACGCCGATGTCGGCGGCCAGGGCGTCGATGTCGGCGCGCCAGCTCTCGATCACCTTGGCGTCGGCGTAGAGGCCGGGGCCGTCCGCGCCGTTGTCCTCCCACCGCGCATCGCTCGCCAGAACGGCGACGAGGTCTTCGATGCGCCCTTCGGGTCGCTCGGCTTCCTCGGTAGGCGTCATGTGGTTGGAGAACATCTTGAGGCCCTTGCGGAAGGCCTTGGGGCCATCCCGCTCGAGGACCTCCTTGGAGTAGTAGCCGGTCGAGCCCCAACCCGGGTCGATGAGCTTCACCGCCACCGTGCCGTCTTTGCGCACGGCCTTCTCAACCAGCGGGACGAACTCGAGGTCGAGCGCCTGGCCGGCCTCGGTCACCTCCGTGACGCCCTTGTCGGTGTACGAGAGCTCGACCTCAACGGCCGCGCCGATGGTCACGCTCTCGCCGTCGACGGTGTAGGGGGCGCGGTAGAGCCGGCCACCCACCTCGAAGACGCAGGTGTCGGCGAACAGATCGCGCACCCACGGGTAGAGGTAGACGTCCATGCCGGTGGCCGACTGGGCCTCGGCATTCAGCTTGGTCCGGATGGCCGCGGCGACCCGCTGCCGAAGAGCGTCCAAGGTGTCGGCCAGGCGGAGCGCGGCCTCAGCCACCACGACGGTCGCCGATTCCTTGGTCTCGCCCTCGACGCCGTCCTCCGTCTCGGCGATCATCGCCTCGATGGTGGCCTTGAGGGTCTTGAGGCGCTCCACGTTGCGCTTGGCGAATTTCTTGCCCGCCTCGCTCAGAAGTTTCATTCGTCCGCTCCCTTCGCTCGCATGAGCAGGTCGCACCGGCAGCCGGGGAATCGCAGGGGGCGATCGTCGCCGCTCGGGAAAGGGTCATCCAGAGGAATCCAGCCGGCGTCCTCGTTCTCCTGGCAGCCATCGGAGACCTTGCCGTCGCCGATGGTCGACCAGAGCTTCTCCATGTCGATGCCGGCGTCGGCCAGCTCGCGGGCCGCGGCCACCTGGCCCTCGCAGTAGGCCTCGCCGATCTCCGTTACGGCGATCAGGTGAGCCCGGCTGTCGATGTGGTCTTGAGGCTTGCCGATCGCGAATTCCTCGTAGCGGTCGGTGATGGCCTGGGCCAGCCTGTTGTAGCTCCAGCCCTGCTCGACGCCCTCGGTGATCACCGTCCGGAGATAGTCCCTGGTGGTGTCGTTGATGCCGGTGACGCGCTCGGCGGCCCGCCCGTCGAGGAAAGCCTCGGCGCGCGGGTTCTTGAGGTCGAAGCCGATGCCGGCGCCGGCCTCGGCGATCACGGTCTTGGCACCGCGCAGGACCGCGCGGGTGGTCTCGGAGTCGATCGGGCCGGTGAACAGCTCGAGCTCGTCGTCGGCCGCCTCATCGAACAGCCCCTCCCAGTCCTCGTTGCGGACGGCCTCAGTGAGCCGGCGCGCCTCTTCGGTCTCGGTCGGGAACTTGTCTTCGAGCGCCTTGAACTTGGCGAGGAAGGCCTTGCCCTGGGCGCGAAACGCCTTGGCCATGGCCTTCTGTAGCCGCTTCTCCAGCCGCCCACGCTCCTTTTGGGTGCGCGTCTTGGCGATCGCCTCCATCAACTGCCGGCAGGCCGCCAAGACGGCAGCGGGGTCACGCAGCATCGGGCGCCCCCTGGGCGGCCTCCGCCAGCTTCACCACCGCCGCCTCGAGCTTGCCGAGGGCGAGCGCCTCCCGTGAGGTAAGCGCGTCGTCCTCTTCGTCTTCTTCCTCCGGATCGCCTTGCATCGCCGCCTGGCCCATCTTCATGAGCTTGGCGGCCTTCTCGGCGCGCACCTCTTCCCAGTTGTCGGGGAAGAGGTCACCGATCAGCTGGTCGACCTCGTCCTCGCCGAGGGCCACGAGCAACATGCGCGTCATGGTCTTCAGGTCGAGGCCGGCCGGCGACTGGCCGTTGAGCGTGCCGGCCGCGATGATGGCGTCGATCTTCGCCTTCACGTCCTTCTCCAGTAGGTCGGGGAAGTCCACGTCGACGTGGGTGTTGAGGTCGCCGAAGTCGACGTCCTCTTCATTCCAGTCGTTGCGGAACACCGCGGCCCGCCCCGCGAGCACGCCACCCGGAGCCCGGGCGGAACATTCGAGGACGAAGTAAAGGATCTCCGACAAGACGTTCTGCCAGAGCCGCTGGCGCCCTTTGAACTTGAGCTCCATCGGCCGTTCCATGCTCGTGGCCGTGGCCAGGTTGCCGGTGGAAGGGTCGCCGAAGTAGTGCTCGTAGATGCCGAGCCCTGCACAAACCATCAGGAGCAGCCGACGGCCGTCCTCGGCCGAGGTGGTGGCGCCGGCTGTGCGAATGGGGCTGATGCTCTGGCCCTCGCCGGCCACGAACGCCGCGCCGGCAGCCGGGGCCGGTGCGCTCTCGGTGGCCCTGGTGCCGGCCTGGAGCTTGGAGGACGCGGCGGCCACGCCGCCCTTGCCCCCCTTGGTCTTGACCTCCCAGGCGAAGCGCGCGTAGCTCCTCACGATGGTGGCCCAGTTCTCCAGGAACTCCTTGTAGGCCTTCGCCCAGTCGAGCGCCGCGTAAACCTCGCTGACGCCGAACTTCATGTTGGGCAGCTTGTTCACGGCGACGTGGTAGACGGGGGTTTCGTACTCCACCCGCGCACCGGCGATCGTGCGCGGGTGACCGCCGGCCGGGCGATGCCGCCAGTCGGGGTAGTAGATGGTCTCCTGCTTGGTGCCGTACGTCCCGCGCGCGGTGTCGAACCAGCGCTTTGTGCGGGTCCGCTTGTAGTACCAGACTTCCTTCGCGTCGTCCGGATTCGTGACCGTGTCCTCGACCTCGGCAAACGGGATTGAGCGGACGCGCACCGCGCCGGTGTTCCGGTTGATGAAGAAGACGAAGAACAGGTTGGCGTCGATCTGCAGGGCGTCTTCTTGCTGGCCCATGGCCTCGAGGCTGGTCAGCTCGGCCTGGTTCTTCGGGTCGTCGAGAAACGCCTGAATGACCGTGTTGACGTCCGGGTCTCGCCCCTGGACGTTGATGCCCAGGCCGAAGACGTAGGACGTCTGGATGAACACCCCGCGCTTGATGAGCGGGTTGTGCAGCCAGAACAGGCGCGCGCGCCGGGTGATCTTGCGCAAGGCCTCACGGCTGAAGTCGTTGTCCGTGTCGCCGCCCAGGCGCTGCCAGCCGTCGTCCTCCATGTGGAGCTCCAGCTCGGCCAGGCGCTCCTGCAGCAGGTCGATCGTGTCGTCCCGTTGGGTGAGCGCCTCACGCGTGATGACGCCTTCCGGCGAGACCTCCGGGCCGCGCCCGAAGAGCCTGTCGATGATGCGCATGGCGCCCTCCCTTAGTAGTCTGGCCCGATCGCCACCGGGTCGTAGTACTCCACAACTTCGTCGGCAAGCGCCTCCAATTCGAGCATCAGCTCGGTGAGCAGCCAGACCAGGGCGTCGAGGCGGTCCGGCGACTTCTCGCCGGTCGTCGGGTCCCAGTTGCACATCTGGTCCTCGAGCAGGGCGAGAGACCCAAGGTGATGCACCTTGCGCTGCTCATAGAGGCCGGCGATTGGCTCGGCACGTGTCTGCTTGCCCCGGCTCGCGTGCACGGCCTTGTAGGGGATGTGCTTCCCGACGGTGCGGAGGTTCGCCTCGACCAGGTCGCCGCCGTTGTTCACCTCGGCGACCACCCGATCGGCCTCTTGGACCTCGTAGGTGTTGACCACCAACTCAGCCCACTCGGCGGGCGTGTACTGGCCCGAGACGTCGTCAATGACGAAGCCGTGAAGCTCAGGGTACCCCTTGCAGGAGCACCACCCGATGCCGCCGGCCACGATGCCGGTTTCGTCCGAGGTAGCCTTCGCCGAGACCGCGGGGTCGACCGCCACAGCCTTGCGGATGAGGGGCGGCAGCTCCCGGACCATCAGGTCTTCAATCTGCTTGCGCTTCCAGAGCGCGCCAGGGTTGTCGTCGAGAATCTCGGCGTGCAGCTCCTGGCGGCCGAGGCGCGTGCCTTCGTACTTGCTCCTCACCTTCGCGAGGAAGCGGGGCGCGAGGTTTGCCTCGTTGTCGTAGGTGCTACCGCTCACAACGATGGTGTCGGGGTCGGCGACGAGCTCGCGCACCTCCTTGGTGGGGCGAGGCGTCGTCGTCACGCAAACGCGGGGGTCGCTGCCAAGGCGCAGGCCAAAAATGAGGTTGTCCCAGGTGTCGCGGGCGTAGCGCCAGGCGGCCTTCTCGTCACACCAGGCCGTGTCGTGCTGTGGTCCGCGGAGGCGAGCCGGCTCCTCGGCCGAGTAGCATGTGGCGATCGCGCCATTGGGCCAGGTGAGGCGGCGCTTGGACGGCTCGTAGATCGGTCGGTTCCACGGGGGGCATACGGCGAGCAATCCGCTTTCGCCCTCTACCATGACGTCACGGACGTCGGCGGCGGTCGGGCCGACCAGGGCTATGCGGCGGGCGCCATGCACCTCGACGCGCTCACGGACCCACTCGGCGCCGGTGCGGCTCTTTCCGAAGCCGCGCCCGGCGAGCAAGAGCCACACGAACCAGGCGCCGGGAGGCGCGATCTGATTGCCGCGCGCCCAAAGGCCCTTCCAGTCGTAGAGAAGGGCCTCGGCCTCGTCGTCCGAGAGTTCAGCCAGCGCTTCCAGAATCTGGTCGGGGCTTAAGCCGCGCAAGGCGCTCAGCAAGTCGCTGCTTTGCATCATTCACCTCGACCTGCATGGGCCCGCCGTTGGGGCCGGAAACCTCCTGCTTCTCGGGAGCGTTCCATCCGAACATCTTGGTCAACTGGCCGATGGCGCCCAGCTTGTCATGAAGCTTGATGCGCTTCGACCCGCCGGCCTCGGTGATGCTCTCCGACACCTCGGCCACGACCCGGCCGTCCACAGGGGGGCGATCGTCGGCGTCGTCATCGTCTTCCGGGTTGGAGGAACGCAAGGTCACGCCCTGAGGCCCCCACTCGACGAAGTCCGTCATGTCCGCGAACGCGATCCGCTTCAGCTCAACAGCAACCATCACGGCGGACAGTCCGGCCCGCTCGGCCACGTCGGCCTGGGCCTTCTTGATTGCCGCCTTCACCCGCGGGTCCTGCAGCAGCTTGTAGGCCATCTGCTTGGCGGTCTTGGGGCTGTAGCCGGCCCGGATGGCCGCCGCGGTCCCGTTGCAGTCGATCGGGTATTCCCACGCGAAGCGCTGCGCCATCGGCGCGAGAGGTTTCTCTTTCGCCATGCCGCACCTCCAAAAATTGCTCGGCAGCCGGTGCCGCACCGGCTTGTCCACCTGGTTCTGAGGAGACGTCTCCTTTCGAGAGAAAGTCACCCAGGCGGCTTCTCACGGGCGCCCCATTAAAGCCCCGGCCCCTACTGGGGAACCGAACGAATCACACAGTTACAGGAGCCGGCCCTTGTAGGTGGCCTGGGCCAGCTCGGCCTCGAGCTCGGGCGCGACCACCAGTCGGCGGGCGATCGCCTTCGCTTCCGGGTCGCGCTCAGGCTTGCGGCGCTCGGCCGCCGGCTCAGCGGACAAGGGCCCGGCTCTCGTACTCGACCTGCACCGCCACGGGCACCTGGTCGATGGGCACCCAGCGCACCTTGTGCCAGCCGTCGGAGAGGGCGAAGTCCCAGAGCGGGAACTCGGTGGCGCCGGCTTCCTTCCATGCCTTCACGGCGTCCCGGTCGGGCACGGCGCGGCGGATGGCCGCCCAGCTGCCTTCGAGGATGAAGCTGCGACCGTCATCCAGGAGCACGCTCACCCGCGCGGCGTTCCCGCCCCACTCGTGCGCTTCCACCAGGTGCGTGCGCATCGCGGCCCGGTCGTTGCCGGCGTTGCCGTGGGCGGCGTCGTCGGGCACGTAGGCCCGGAACTCGTCGGCCTCGAAGGTCTCGATGGAGTCGCGGACGAAGACCGGCTCGGCGCTAACCTGGACGGTGGCCGCGGCACGATCGCCGAAGTAGAGCGGGTGAAGCTCGCGGGGCGCCGCCACGGGGGCGACGACCAGGGCGAGGGAAGCCTTGCGGTTTTCGGCTCGGGTCTTGGCGGCCGAGACGCCGCGGGATGGTTTCGGAAGTGCCATTTCGCGCCCCTTTCGGCCAACATGAACAACAAAAGACCCGCCGCTTTCGAGCGACGGGCACAAGGACCCCTTGGGGTAGGCCTAAATCGTAACCCCTTTTGTGCAAATCGAACAAGGGTTCTAAATAATTCTTAACGGACAGGCGTCAGAAGCCAGGCCAGGATGTTCGGCTTGGCTCGCTCGACTAGGTTGCGCACGGCCGTCGCGCTGATGTTCATCTGGCGGCCGGCGCGGGCGTAGTTGTAGCCCTCGCGCTTGGCGATCGCCTCCGCGTTGCCCTTCTGCACGTAGAAGAGCACGCACTCGAGCGGCAGCGCCCAGAGGACCTGGCACATCGCCTCGGCCTGCTGAGGTTCCAGCGTGATGACGGCCTGGACGATCTCTTCCGGGGTGAACGCCCGGCCGTTCGCCCGGGTCTTGGTGAACTCGCTGAGAAGCTCATAGAGCGCAGACATAAAACCTCCCCTATTTCGTTTCCGGTTTGGTAAGATCCTGAGGGCGGGCAGGCAGCCTGGATGGAGCAGCGATGACGACAACTGAATCGATTCAACTAATCACTGCGATCGGCCTGGGCGGCTTCATCAGTACTCTCGTGAACTTGTACTTCAATACGTCGAACGCACGTAAAGACCGCGAGTTCGACGAGAAGAAGGCCGCATACAGTGCGTTTCTCGATGCTTATCAAGCTATCGAGTACAAGGGCTTCACTGAAGTCAAAGAGCCATCCATGCGATTCCGGGCACTCCTAAACGCTACCGATCGCATCGTCTTGGTCAGCTCACCGCAGATCGTGAAGGATGCGGTAGCCGTTGTTAAACTTGTCCACAGCGCCTTTGACCCCGACTTAGATGATGCGGCCAGGGATGAGCTCGACGGAAACCTCGGAGCCGCCTACAACACCCTCCGAAACGCAATGCGTCAGGATCTAAACATCAATACTGAGCCGCTCGAGTTGAAGGCGCGCTGAGCTTCTCCGTCATCCCGGCGATCGCCGCCACTAGGTCGAGCCCGCCGCGGTCCTTCACCACCGCCGCGCAGCTCTGCTTGAACACCTCGAGGGGGATGGACGGCGCCGCCTTGCCGCCCAGGTAGCGCGCCCGGTCGGCCTGCTCCCAGTACGGGGCCAGCACGGGCCAGGTGAGCGCGAAGTAGCGCGCCCCGTCCGGCAGATCGGAGAACTCGACGAGCAGGAAGGCGATCGCCCCGCGCTCGTGCGCCTCGCGTAGCCGCCGCGCCTGGTGGGGCTTCACCGTGCGCTTGGGGTCGACGGGGAACGACTTACCCTTGGTGCTCTTGGCGTCGAAGGTGACGCGCCGGCCCCAGAAGTCGCCCGAGAAGTCGAGCCCGCCCTTGGCGACCAGGCGCCCTCGGGCCCGGCCCTGGCCGTCGACGGTGCCGGCGAAGCGGGGCGAGCCCTGCTCGATGTCGAGGCCCTCGGCCTGGTAGTCCTTAGCTCGCCGCCTTACGAGCGCTTCGAGCGCCGCGCCGGTGCTTTTCGTCTTGGCTGCCATGTTGCTCTTCCTCCTCCGCCCAGCTGGCGGCGATCGCCCCCTTGTAAACGTCACCTGGTCGCGCCGTCTCCCAGAAGTCCGCCGGCAGGCCCAGGTGCTTCGGCGCCGGCATCCAAACGCGGCCGCAATGGCTGTAGCTGTCCCACATCGGCCCGCTCGGGAGCACGATGACCTTGCAGGTCGGGCACACGCAGGCGGTCGTGCGCGGCAAACGCCGGATGCTGGTGCCCGCCGAGATGAGCTCGAGCAGGGCAACCATCAGCTGGCCGCCCAGCTGCTCCCACTCGTCGTCGCTCAGCGCCTCGGGGTTCTTGGTGAGCGGCAGCCCGGCGCGCAGGGCACCCACGGCAGCCGTTTGCTGCAGGCGCAAGTGGTCTTTCATCGGTTCGGTCACTTCGCTTTACCTCCTGATGGCAAGTTGTGCGTCGAATCACATCCAAGCCTAGCGGTAAGTGCTGGTCTTGGATGTGTCACGCTTCATCTCATCGGCCTGTAATGCCCGTCATCACTGGGCTACAGAGTATTATTCGTCCGTAAAACTTGGATCGCAGCGCTAACCGCCCTCCCGGGTCGCCTTCTTGCGGCGCAGGAACGCCCGCGCCTCCGTCTCGGTCACCGTCCGCAGCCGGCGGTACTGGGTGATGTTGCCGGCTTCGTCCCGGGCGGCGACTTCCACCAGCACGAGGGCCTGCTCGGCCTGGTCGTGCACGGCGGCGCGGGTGAGCTGCGCGAGCTCGCGTTCATTCGTGGTCATGCGGTTGTTCCTCCGGAAGATGCATGCGACCTGGTAGGCAGCCATGCCGGTCTTGAGAACCTGCCAAGGGGTGGCAGCGTCGCCAGCCTGGTAAAGGCCAAAGACAGCGCAGATGAAGATGGCGACCTTGGCGATCGCCGCGGTGAGCGGGCGAGGGAAGTTGGTAGAGGCCATGGGGTTCGGGTCCTTTGCTCGGGTCGAGCGTGAGCGGCTCACTGGCCGCTCAACAGTTCTAACCTGAGCATATTGGTGAAAAGTGGGACGATCCGAGTGGACCCAGAATGTTAAGCACCCTTAACCTGTGCGCTTGATCCTACTTCCTATCCGGGGCGCGCTCGCCCATCAAGCCCGACAAGCGCCAGACCCGCGTGAACAACACGGCCGAGTCTGGCCGCTCCGATTCATCGGTCAACCACTCCCGCACGGCCTGGCGCAGTTCGCGCAGTTGCGCAACCTCGGCCAGCAATTCAGGAAACTGCCAACTCTCAAGCACGCCCAGCACGACCGCCCCGCCGCCATCAGGGCGGGTCTCGACCAGTTTTTGTAACGAGGCCAACCGGGCCTTGGATGACTCAACGTCAACCATCGGATACCTCTACCTATCGGGAGTCGCGGATGCCGGCGGCAACCGCCTTGCGAATGTCGTCGGCCTCGGGCTGGGCCATATAGATTTGGTCGATCTTGTCGAGGATGCGCCAGAGCACCCGAGCGATGTGCAAGAGCTGCCAGCACACCACCCACCGGGGGTCGCCAGCGCCCTGGAATCGCTCAATCCAGTAGACCGGCTGCTCTGTCGCCTGTTGGCGTTCTTCCGCCTCGGTAATCGCGGCCACGGGGGCCTCCTTTCTGCTTGCTTCTCAACCGAGAGGCTCTGGACTACCAGCAATCCGGCAGCGGCTGGTCGCTGAACCGGGTCGTGCGCGTCGGGACGTCGGGGCGATCGCCGCCCAGGCTCGCGCGTCCCCCGCCGGGTGGGGTTCCTCGACCTCGAGGCCGTAGCTGCCGCCGAGAGCCAGCCCGTTGATGACGGGCAGCTCCGGCAGCGTGAGCAGCTGGGCCTGGGCCTGGTCGAGAGTCAGGCCCGTGGCGAGGGTCTCGGCGCCGCCGAGAAACGGGCGCCAAACGACGCGATATGTGGCCTCGGTCATTGCTGGCCCTCTTCCTGCGGCGATCGCTCCTGCTGTTTCTTGTGCGAGGCGATGAGCTGCTCAGCAAGCGCCGAGGCCTCTTCAATCTGGGCGATCGGCACCCAGAGAACGGCGAACGCGGGCTTGTCGTCCAGGGCCATAGTCCCGAAGCTCGGGCCGCCGTCATTGAGAATCTGCGCCATCTTGGCGACGTCGATGTTCATGGCGATCGCCCCCTACTTCCGGTTCCGCTTGCGCGCCGCGCGGGAGGCCTTGGCCTTGGCCTTGTCGCGCGCCTGCATGCCGACCTTGGTGTAGCCCGAGCGGGTCTTGTGGCCGCCGTAGTACTTGGCCTCTTCGCGCCGCTTCAGCTCGGCGACATCGAGCGTCTCGGTGCGAACGACCAGGCCGTCAGGGATGCTCTCGTCGATGTGGATCGGCCCCTGCGCCTGGAGCGGCGCGATCAGACCCAAGGTCGCCATCTGGGCGTAGGTGTTGCTGTTCATGGTGTACTCGCTTTCTGCCCGTCGTGCGGGCGGTTGGGCTTGCGGCGATCGCCGCGCTATTCACGTACCGTTCAGAGAAGCACGCGGTTCAGTCTTAGCCCCGGTTTAAGACAGGTAGCGCCGGGCCGGGGCTATATCGGGGCCAAGGAGGGACCGCCCATGCCTCAGCCCATTCTTTCCATCACGACCATCCAAGACGGCGATCGCCAGGTGCTCTGGGGCTCGCTGCTTCTCGAACTGGAGGCCGCCGTTAGCGCAGTGATCACCGCGCGGCGCGACCAGCTGACCGACGCCGGGCTGTACCTGGCCGCCCACGAATTGCGGCTCGAGCTGAGCGACGTGCTGCTCGACGGTGCCGAGGGAGGGTAAGGCAGGCGATCGCCGCGCTACGCTCCGCCTGCCATCAAGCCGTCGAATAATCCCGGCCGCAGGCGCAGGCAGTGCGGGCTGAACCAGATACGCTCGCGCTTGCGGTTGTCCTTGCGCCCCGTGTTTCCGAAGCTGGCGTAGCCGCCCACGGATTCCCACGCGTAAACGTCCCAGCCCAGGTCCTCGAGCTCGTTGTGCTCGCCGTCGTAACCGCATAGGGCGATGCGGAACATCGGGTCGTTGCCGTGGGCGATCGCCCAGGCTCGCACGGCATGCGCCACGTCGCCGTCCTCAACGTTGTACGTGGTCATGTTCCGGCCGGTCTCCCTCGAGTAAGGCGGGTCGAGAAGTACTCCCGTCCGCCCGACCTGCGTCGTGCCGCACGGCTTGAGTACTCGGGTCCAATCGCCACAGCAAACGCGCACTCGACGAAGGCGATCGCACAGGTCGAGCATGTACAGTTCAAGGTCAGACAGCCCATGACGATGCACGCCGCGACCGCCGCGGCACAGCTGGGGGCGCTTGCTGTGCACGCCCATGGGGTGGGCGTTGGGCACCTGGTTGTAGACGGCTCGCCGATGAACGCCCTTGCCCGGCGCCAGGTCCGGCAGCTTGCGCTGCTTGGCGCGCTGGTCCGTGCACCACTCGCCACCGATCCACATCGAGAGCCCCCACACCCACCAGCCGGCGATCCGGGCGTCGTAGTACTCGGGGTCTTCGCGGCAGAGGTCGACCAGCGGGCGCCCCTTCTCCACGAGCCAGAGGTGCCGAGCCTTAAGGTCCACCTCGTTCACAGGCCAGTCAGCGTAGTGGGCCACGGCTTCCGGGTCGGCCTGGACGGCGCGCCAGAAGTTCGCCAGGTAGGCGTCAAGGTCGTTCACCGTCTCGATGCGCGGCGCCGTCGGCCGGCCGAGCAGCACAGCGAGCGATCCGGCGAAGGGCTCGACGTAGTTCGGCACGTCGCCGAAGCGCTCCCAGACTACATCGGCCACCCGGCTCTTCCCCCCGAACCAGGGGAACGGAGCTTTCAGCGTCGCCGGGCTGCTCATGCGCGCTCCCCCGACGTGTGCTCCTTGCGCCGCTTGGCGTACCACTCGATGTCGTAGCACTTCTTGCACATGCCCCGGGCGTAGAGGGGCCGGCCGAGGGGACAGGGGCAGGTCCCGACCTGGCTGCCGCTAGGGCTGATAGGCCGGGCAGGCACCGCGCCGGGCACCAGCGAGTAACGCTTGCCGGTGAGCACGGCGCGGGTATGGTGGTCGCTCAGCCCGTAACGGGCGGCGATCGAGGTGGGGTTCTCGCCGGCACGCCGGGCGGTACGCATCTCGATCACCTGGGCGACGGATAGTTTCGCTTGGGACATTTGGGGCCTCACTTTCGAGATAACAGCAATTATCAGGCGTCCCGCAATCCGGCTCAGGGAGCCGACGACGGGCGCATCTATTAGGTTTCCAGGTTTGTTTATCCGGCGACGGATCGCGCGCCCCCGAATCGCCCTGGTTTTCTTCCAGATAATTCGGGGCGGGTCACTTCGCCGTGTACGATTTGGCGAACTTGGTGTCGAGCACGCCGGCCGGCGTCTGGGCCCGCTCGACGTGGGCCTGGCAGTAGTCGCCCTCGCCCCGGAACTTCCGGAAGCAGAACCGGCAGCTCGAGGTCACGCGCGCCGGGCGATCGCCGGGGCCATGGTCATCAGCTCTCCGATGCGGTGCATCACCAGCAATTTTTCGCGCCGGTACTCTTGCATCATCCGAAGGTCTTGGTAACGCCACGGCAGGTAGTCCAGGTCGGGGTAGCGGCGGAGGACCGACCGGCACAGCCCGCCGTTGTCGTTGCAGACCTGCGCCGTCACCGTCCGCACGCCCTTGCGCGCCAACGGGCCGTGGCACACGACGCACATACACTCGATCACCATCGAAACTGACCTCCCGCCCATTTGCCCTGGGCGCATATCCTGGCTTGGGCCCGCGTTTGCCGACCTCCGCACCTTCCCGGCGGCGCTTCTCGGCCATTCCCTCGCGCGCCTGGCGCCGATGCTCCTCGAGGGCCGCCGGGTCGGCCTTCACCTTGACGTGGTACTCGCCCCGCCGGCGATCGCGGGCGTAGGCCTGCCGGTGGCACGTCGGGCACCGGTCGGGTCGCTTCGGGTGCGGCTGCATCGCCTTCCCGCAATCCATGCAGGTCGTCTGGGGCTCGGCGGCGATCGCCGCGCTTCCCTCGCGGCCGGCCTGGAGGATGGCCTCCCAGACGTAGGGCACCGACTCGGTCGGGATGCGCGCTTGCTCCAGGAGCACGCCGAGGATGCGCAGCGCGCCGCTCGACGAGAACCGTTCCGCCATGCTCAACCTCCCTTCTGCGCACGCCAGTACGCGGACCAATAGGGCGACGGCCGCACCGGGTTCGGCGTCGGAGCTGGGCGCTGATACCGCGCCGTCTGCTCGGCCACCCAAGCCGGCGTCACCGTCTCGGGCTCGTTCATCGCCCAGCCGGCGAGCCGCTCGTATTCCCGCCGGAGCGACTCGGGGTGCTGCGTCTCGGTCTTCTCTTGACCGTTGACCTTGGTCACCACCTTCACCCCGCCGTGCTTCCACGCCGCGGCGATCGCCTCCAGCACCGGCGCGATCGCCGGCGGGAAGGCCTTCCGGCAGTCTTTCCAATGCTCTGCCGGGTTGGAAACCCGCTTGGTGTCTCGGTGCCACGGCGCGGAGTCGGCGGGTAAACTTTTGTCACCCGCACCCGGCCGGCTGCCGCCCAGGCTTAGCGCTTCAAGAGCCGCGATGAACGCCTCCCGGTTCGCCGCCACCAGAGCCCGCTTTTCGTCTGTGTACGCCCCCGGGTCCGCCTTGAACTTGAGCTTCCCGTCGGCGGCGAGGTAGAGCACCACCCCGCCGCGCGCCAGGTCGTTCAGCATCTCGAGGGCGGTGCTCATGCGTCACCTTCCTCGAACAGTTTCAGGAAATGGGGGTTTGGGGTGTTTTGGGGGTTGGTTTCGCCTTGCTCATGTAATTTAGCGTTCTCTTTCTGCGATTTCTCCTGCGTCGAAGAAGAAGAACCCCCATAACCCCCAAAACCCCCATCGACTTTCACGACCTTCCAGTAGACCGACTTGTGAAGCACCCCCTCCTTTACCAGCCGGAATCCGCCCTCGATGCGCTTTTCGTACTTGGCGAGCCAGCGTCCAAGGCGTTTGGGGCTGATCTCGCTACCGGCCCCGGCGACCTCCATCAACGCCGCCTGCAGCTCTGCGTTCTCGCTAAGCCGTGAGAGCCCGATGATCTCCTGAGCCGTGCACCTGCCAGACCCGACCGCGGCATGCCAACCGGCCAGCACCGCTACCAGGCCCGACCTCACCGTGTCCGATGCCTCGAGGTCCGCCCGACAGAGGCACGGGTCAGCCATGCCGACCCACACCAGCGCCGATCGCACCAGGGCGCTCCACGCTTCAAAGCGACCGTAGGGGGCGATGTCCTGTTTTGGTCGCCCCGCCACTTCGTAGGCCCGGAGGATCGTCAGCGCCGCCGGCACGAGCTCGCCCCGCTGCTCGGGAATCAGACTGTGCAGGTTGACGTCGAAGTCCCGTTCCTCCGGCCGCTCGATCTGGGGGTCCAGGTCGCAGCGCATCACGCGGGTGGTGAGGTCGCCGATGAACGTCAGGTTGTTGCCGGTGGCCAACCAGGTCACCGAGGTCGGGGCGCTGGCGGTTTTGGTCGCGCCGAGCACGCGCGCCGTCCAAGTCTCCTGGGTCAGCACCGTGCACATCGCATCCGAGGCCCAGGCCGCCGAGATGTTGTCGACGCAAACCACCGGGTCGCCTTCCATCAGCACGGCCAGCAGCCGCTTGCCTTCCTCTTCCGGGTTCGCTGCCGGCGTCATCACCGAGGCCCGCCGCCCGGTGGCGAACAGGCTCACGACGTCGGCCAGCAGGCTCTTGCCGCTGCCCATCTTCGGCGCATTGAACGCGAAGAGCGGGCTCGTCGGGATGCTCCGGCGCACCAGCCCGGTCAGAATTGCCGCCACGGCGATCGCCTCGTCGTGCCGCTCCTCGAAGGGGAAGCCCTTGAGCAGCGACGTGATGCGCTCGAGCGCCTTGACCGCGTCTTCCCGTGTTGGGTTCTCGGGCACGGGCACGAACTGCGTGCGGCCCGGGTTGAAGAGCAGGCCCGTCTCCGGGTCGTAACCCGGATCTTCGAGCACCGTCCCGTCCGGCCGCAGCGTCGGCGCCTCGATGATGCCGAGCAGCGGGGGCACGTTCCACTGGCCGTCGCGGGCCATGTAGGTGCGCGCCACCACCACCGGGCAGTCGATGACCTTGAGCCGGTCCATTCGGCCGTCGTAGCGCTTGAAGATCGCCGCCTTGGTGAAGGCCTCGACCAACCAGGGCTCTTCGACCTCGCGCACCAGCATGGTCCCGTCGCCGCGCTTGATGCCGCGCAGGGTCATCTGGGCCTGGCGGATGGGACGCACCAGGCGCCCGCCCCGCTGGTAGACCTGGATGCCCGAGTGCATCAGCGCGACCTCGGCCTCGGTGACGATTCGGTCCAGCTCGCCAGCCTGCACCTCGATGATGGGCCGGGGGCCCTCGCCGCTGGTGCCCGTGCCGTCCGAGTCGTACCCGTCGCCGTCGCCGCCCTGGTCGTCCTCCTCGTCGGCCAGCTCTTCGGCGCGCGCCTCGTAGTCGGCCAGCAGATCCTCGTTGAAGTCCTCCGCCGGGGGCGCGGGCTTGCGCTGCTTCGGCGGCGCCGGCACCTCGCGGTCAGGCGGGGGCGGGGGGTCGAGAGGCTCGTTGACGCCCTTGCGCCACCCCGAGTTGAACGTGGCCGCGGCGCTGCGCAGCCCGTCGTCGTCGATGAGCCCGCAGCGGTCGGCCGCGGCCATCAGCGCGTCATAGGCCTCGCTCTCGCTGATACCGCACGACGCCGCGAACCGGGCCGTGCGGTAGGCCGCCCAGTTCAGCTTGCCGTTGCGGCCGCCGCTCGTCGTCTCGGCCAGCTCCTTGGCCTGGGACTCCAGCACGCCCAGCCCGTACTTGCGTGCGCGCTGGTCACCGATGTCGGTCACCGTCGCCGCGGGCTTCGCCGGCTTGTACTCTTCCCGCTTCGTCAGCAGCTCGAGCAGCCAGGCCGGCGCGGGGGCGATCTCGGTCCACTCCGGGTCGCTGGCCCACTCGTAAGCGCAGCCGGTGTCGGGGTGGATGCTAGGCGGGGCGACGATCTGGCCGCCGTTCCCGCGGATGTCGAGCTTGGCGCCCAGGTTCTTGGCGCTGTTGCCGAGATCCGTGCCCTCGGGGAATTGAAACAGGATGTGGCGCCCGCCGCCGCCCGTCCGCCCCTCGAGCGTGGCCGGCAGTGCCCCGTGCTCGGCGATGAGCTTGGAGAGGGATTGCTCCCCCTCCGGCCCGTCGACGTCCAGGACGAAGAACCCGCTGCGCTCGCCAGTGGCGATGCCGATGTTGGTCTCCCCGAACTGGTGCATCCAGGCGAGGATCTGACGCTCATCGGTGGTCGCGTGGTTGGGCCAGTCCTTGATGCGCGGGCGCTTGCCCTGCAGAGGGACGACGGCCCAGCCGTGGCGGCCGTATCGGATGGCGGCCGCGGCCATAGGGTGAAGTGGCTCAGTCGCCATGGGGTCCTCCTACCAGTCGAAGTCGGTGTCATCGGCGCTCGGCGGGCTTCCGGCGCCGACGCCGGTCAGTTGCGGTTCAGGGTCGAGGGCGGGCGCTTCCGGCTCGAGCTCCGGCGTGGGGGCCGGGGCCAGCTGGCGCAGCGCGTCGCGGTGGTGCGTGCCGGTCGAGCCGTCGAGGAAAAGAATGCGCGCCATGGTGCCGCCGGGCGGGATGTGGTCGATGTGGCCAACCGCCACCGTGCCGTCGGCGACGTGCACCAGGACGGCGACCTTCTCGCCCACCTCGAAGTCGGCGGGGGGAAGCGGGTTGAACTCAGCCAGGGCCCGGCTCATCGCCTGCACCTCAGCCGGCGCCGCCGGGTTGGGGAAGGCCGTCGTGTGAGGCGGAATCGGGTCGAGCTTCTCGTCGAGCGGCACGCCGTTGACGGTCATAGCCACCTTCGGCTCGGGTTCTACTGCTTCGGCCGCCGGGGCGCCGCCTTCCAAGAGCCCCGCATCGCGCTGGCGCTTGTACTCCTGCGGGTTCACGTTCTCGACGGTGCCCAGCGCTTCCTGCTCAGTCTTCCAGGCGGTGTACTCCTCACGGGTCACGCCCGCCGGCCATCCGATGGACGCGACCGGCGAAGTGTTTTCCTCGGCCGCCGGCTCGTCGGCCTTCTTCTTGCGGGTGCGCTTGGCGGGCTTCTCCGCCGGCGGGTCGCCCGGCTCGTCGCCGCTGCGGTGCACCAGCTGCTCCGCGCTCGCCCAGGTCTGGCCGCTGCTGCTCTTCGGCGGCATCTCGTAGTACTCGACCAGGAAACGGCCGGTCTCTGGGTCGTCGCCCCGGATGACGCCGGGGGCCTTCGTCTCGCCGTCGGGCCAGGTGCATGTGACCAGGTCGCCGGCCTTGAACTCGCCCGCTTGGGCGCTCCCGTTCAGCAGCTGCGCGCCCAAGCGGCGGACGTCACCCTCGAGCATGGCGATGCGCTGGCCCCGTCGAGCGAGCTCGGCGGATACGGCGGCCGGCAGCGTGTCGTCCGGAACCGCGCTGATGAGGGCCGCGACCGCCAGCAACGTGGCGTCGCGCTGGTCAACGGATTTCTCCAACTCCCGGATCTGGAAACCAGCAGCCTTCACCTCGGCCAGCAACTCGTTGACCTGGTCCTGCAGCTCGGCGGCGACCCGCTGCTCGACGCTCGGGGCAATGGGCGGCTGCCCCGCCCCGTCATAGCCCAGGGCCGCGAAGATGGCGGCCCGCGTGGGGCCGTTCACGATGATGTTCGTCTCAGGCATCGCCTTCTTCCTCCGTCGTCGCTGCGGGCTGCAGGCCCTTCAAGTGGGTGATGAATTCGGTGATCTCGGCCTGGGTCAGCTCGAGACGGCTGAACTTGCCGAAGCGCTTATCGAGGAACGCTTTGCCCTCGGTCGGGCCCCACCCGATGCGCTTCATCTCTTTGGTGACCTGGTCGATCTGGGCCTTCGTGGCGAGCTTGTCCGCGTCCGGGTCCGCCGGCGGGGCTGGCGGGTCCTCGCCCGCCTCGTCTTCCACCAGCTCGGCGGTCGTGTCGATGACCTCGCCGGTCTCTCGGTCCGCCCCAGTCGCCGCGGCCTCGGCGTCGATCTTGGCCTGGGCGAAGTCGAGCAGCGCGCGCCGGTCGTCCTCCGTCGAGTTCTCCAAGAAGATCTTGAGCGACGAAGTGGCCTTGTTGGTGAACTCGAGCAGCAGCTCGGCGCGGCCCTCGTCGGTGCCCCAGTGGGTCTTGCCGGTGATTCCGAAGAAGCCCTTGCGGCACTCGGCCGCGTCCAGGGGCACCGTCAGCAGCTCGGCGTCGAACTCGGCAATCACCTCGTCGAGCGTCGGCGCCGGCGGCAGGGCCGCGATCGCCGTCGAGGGGAGCAGCGCGGCCGAGTCCATCGCGATCGCCCGGAAGGCGCCTGCGTCCATGACCACGCCACCCGGCGGCTTCACCGTGAACGAGAAGAGCGGCACTGCGCGCTTGGTGCCGGTGGGGTCGGCCACCTTGGGGTAAATGAGCCGGACCTCGAGGGGGAAGCCGGCCACCGGGCCGCCGGTGCGCGCCGACAGCTGACGGATGCAAGCCAGGAAGTTGTTGGCCGTCTTCGGGCTGGTGCTGCGCACGCGGTAGGCACCGAGGCCATCGGGCCAGTAAACCTCAGGGCGGGGCGTCCCGGTGGAAAGGTCCCAGCGGGCGAGGAAGAAGGCGATCTCATACGTCACCTTGGTCGCCTTGTCCTCGACGATCCGCTTGAACTCCGGCGAGCCTGCAGGGTAGAACTGGCGCGAGCCATCCGCTGCGATCGTGGTGATGCCGTTGGCGTCGCCGTGGGCTTCCAGCCGGCTCTTGCCTTCCTTGCGGTAGTGCTGGAAGAAGCAGTCGCCGAGGCGATCGGACGGAAGGGTGATCGTCAGAACCTTCCCGCCACCCTCGGCCAGCGCGGCCGCCAGGCCCGGGGCACGATCGGAGGGGTCCGAAATGTGAATGGTCCCGTCACGGCTCACTTCGGGGTTGCCGGCGGCGTTCTTGAAGCCGGCGCTGACGCAGGCGATGAAGTCGGGGCGCGCCTCGGGCGCGTCTTCGTACTTGGTGAGCAGCTCGAACCCGTCGAAGGGGTCGATGGGCACGGCAAGATGGCCGGCCCCGTTGGTCGTGGTCAGGTTCATAGGGTCCTCTCTTGTAGGGGGCGCCTCGGTGCGCTACAATCGCACCGAGGGCCTAATTGCTTGGGGTCTCACTCGCCCGCCGTGTCACCGGCGGGTTTTTCTTCGTCCAGCTGGGCCAGTTCGTCGCGCTTGCGCTCCAGCCAGGCCGTCCGGTCCTTGACGGCATCGTTGCGGTAGATGCGAACGTTGGAGCTGTCGCCCCGGGGTATGGGAATCGGGCCGCGCCCCAGGTGCTGCGCACGGGCGCTCGCGACGATGGTGCCGACCAGTTCCGGCTCGAGGCCGCCGAAGGTGCCGTTCCGCTCGAGCACCTTGCCGGTGGTTAGGTCGATGCTCAGCTTGGCGCCCGAGTCGTCCGACTGTACGGTGATGTAACCGCGCGGGTCGGAGGTGCTGAACAGGCCCCGGCTCATGCCCGGCGGCCAAATGCTCTCGGCGCTCATCGGCCGACCCGCCGGGGCTCGGAGAACTCGTTGAGGGCCCGCTCAGCCGCCGCCATGCCCTCTCGATTGAGGCCGAAACCGCCGTCCTTGCGGACTTCTTGCATCCAGCGGCTGTAGAGGTCGCGGTAGGTCTCCACCCGGCGGGTGTCCAGCCGCGCCCGGGGTGTGTGCCGGCCATCGCCCGTGGCGACCAACTCGATCTCGATCGCCGCGTCGCGACGAAGGAACAAGATGTCCGAGCCGTTGAAGCCGGGAAGGTCGACCCAGGCTCCGCTGGCGGCGCGAATCGCCTCAACCGCCTCAGAGCGACGAGAGCGGGTGGCGGCCGAGCGCCAGCCTGGGGCCTTTGCAGTCTGCTTCGTCATGCCGCTTCCTCCATCAGGGGTAGGCGCTGCGCTTCGATGAAGCGGGCGCGAAGGTCGCTCAGCAGCTCCCAATCCTCCCGGATGCGCCGGCGGACGGAAGCGGTGCGGGTGGTCTCCTGCTTGCGCAGAATCCAGCGGTGCCAGGCGATGCGCCGGAGCAGCCGGCCACGCTCGGTGGGGAACTCGGCCACGATCGCCGGCACCAGGCGGCGGGTCTGGCAGAAGGTGCAGTGCAGTAAGCGGCGATCGCCGTGAGGCAGAGCGTGCACCTCGCCACTGCAGAAGGCGCAGGTCAGACTACGCGCCATGGGGACCTGGCCGCCAGCTGCGCTCGCGGCGCTTGAAGTCGGTGATGGCACTGCGCTCCTTGTGGCGGTTCTCGTCCTGCTTCTCCAACTCGGCGAGCCGGGGGATGATCTCGGCGAGCGCCTCGTCCAGGAGCAGGGCAACGGCCGGGTCGGTGTTCTTCTCGGCGATGAGCTCGAGCTTGCGTTTCAGGTTGGTCAGGTGCATCAAAACCTCGTAGTCCTGTTGAAGGTCATCAAAATTCAAGTCGCGCTCGACGGTGTCGCGTTCCCGCTGCAGCTTGGCTTTCGGCGGCTTCTCCGTGAAGTAGGGGAGCGGTGCAGTGGTCAATGGGGCCTCCTTTCGTCTTAACCTTTTCTTAGGGTGTAACTTTAACCAGGCAATCAGGGGTTAGAGTGGTCGCTATGAAGAAGCGAACTTCCCGCCTTCGCGGGCCACCAGGGCGATCGCCCGCCGTCCCAGCCGTTTCAGATGCCCCTCTTGCTCGAGGCGCTGAATGTGCCTGGTTGCCGTGAAACTGGACTTGAAGCCGAGGGCGGTACCGACGTCTCGCACGGAGGGCACGACATTCCGGGTTTGGATTTGCTCGGTGATGTAGGCCAGGACGGCCGCGCGGTTCTTCGCGCCGAGCTCGCGCTTCGGGTTGCGCTTCATCCGGGCTTCTTCACCTTGGCCGGGGGCTCCGGCATGGCGTCGGCCCGGTCGAAAACCTGGAACAGCGCGTCCCAGTCCAGTTGGCGGCGCTCCCCATCGAAGGGGCGCAACGCCGGTGGGGTGCTGGTCTTGTCCATGTGCGTCTCCTTTCTCCCGTCCGCCACGCGGCGGACGTAAACGAGCGCCCCGGAATCGAACCGGGCACAGCACAGCTGGGCGGCACCTGCCGCGCGCTCAAGGTTGCTGTTGTGGGCGCCGTCGCGCCGGGCTGAGAAAGTGCGGGTTGATTGCCCTCCGGCACGGCTGCCGGGCTTCGCTCGAGGCGGTCAGACCTCTCGGGGCGTGGTGTGTTGAGTCGGCGGGCTAAACCGCCTCGCTTACACTATCGTGTAAATTGTTGTCAAAAAAAATGGAGGGTGGGACGCCGAGCGCCTTCGCGATCTTCTCGAGGTTCCTCGTTGTAGGGTTACCACGAGGACCCAAGATATTAGAAATCGCAGACGTCGCCAGGCCAGTCCTTGCCGACAATTCAGCGATGGTCACCTTCCGGCGAGCCATCTCGGCTCGGATAGAAGAGGGCTGGAACATTCCTGTCACCGTCCTTTCGTCTTACACAATAGTATAAAAGACCTTCCCTGTCAACACTATTGTGTAAATTTCTTACACCACACTGTAAGAGCGCGTTGCTACTATAGTGTAGAAAGGTTGCTTGCTGAGAGGTGCTGTACGTGGTTGAGAGCCTGGGCGAATTTGCTTCCCGTAAGAGGGGCGCTCGCTCGCGCCAAGATGTATGTGACCAGGCGAAGAGAAAGGGCTATGACATCAGTCAGGCCTATATCCAGAAGATCGAGACAGGAGAAACCAAGAGCCCCTCGCTGGATAAGCTCGACGCGCTGGCCGCCGGCCTAGGGGTCGATCCTGATTACCTGGTGGCCCTGGCGCGCGGGAAAGACCCTGAGGCTGTCGCGCCTGAATCTGGGTCAGCACTCGCCTACCTTGATGAGCTCGCCGACCTCGCTCACCCTCCCTCGCTCGAAGAGCGCCGCATCATCAAGGAGGCAGAATCGTTGAGCCTCTTCATCGGCATGTTCACCGAGCCTGGCTTCTGGTCGATGGCACCCGAGACCCGCCGCCGCTTTTTCCGAGACGTAGAGGGCGCCATCGACGAGGCGCGCGACATGTACCGCCGCATGGGCAAGGAGCTGCCGAATGGATCTTGATGAGATCTTCGCGCCCGAGGTGGAGCGGTACAGTATCACCATCCTCGACCGCCAGCCGATCGCCAACGCCTCGTTCGTGTACGCCTATCCGTGGGGCGAGTTCCGGCTCAAGATTCGGGGCGACCTTTATGGTCCGGCCCGCCTCGAGGCCGCGGCCGTCCAGGTGGGGCGCATCGCCCTGGGGCACGACTTCAAGCGCTCCGGATGGAAAGACGAGCGCCGGAATCGCCGGGAGTGGCTGGAAGCGCAGCAATGGGCGGCCCGTCGACTGATACCGTGGCGGATGCTGAGTTGGGCCTTCCGTGAGCAGTGGGAGCCGTGGGAGTTGGCCGAGACCGCCGGTGTGACCGAGTGGCTGGCTTGGCTCGCGTGGAAGGACTGGAAGGAGAAACGAGGTGGCCTCGTGACGCTTCCGCCCCGAGTGAACGCGCCGGCCTGGGCCGAACCGCAGGACTCGCTTTTTTTGTAGTTGTTATGTTGACAGAAAGGTAAGATTCTAGATGTTCAAGCAAACACTCCTCGGGCTGGTTGCCGGCGCGATGCTTCTGGCGTCGTCGGGTTGCTATGTGGCTTCGACCCACTACGACATGGGTTTGGCCGAGGTCGAGCGTCCGGCGAAGGCTAAGCAGCGCTTCGGCGAGCAGAAGATTGTCCGCGGCGAGGAAGGGGGCGTTCAGAAGTACTTCTTCGAGGATGAGATGGTCAAGATCGCCTGGGTTCCAGGCACAGAGGGAATTTCGTTCGCTCTCCATAACAAGACCAAGCACTCGATCAAGCTCCTCTGGAATGAAGCGGTGTTCATCGATCCTCAGGGCACGAGCCACAGGGTCATGCACAACGGTGTGAAGTTCAATGACCGCAACGGCGACCAACCCGCCACCGTCATTCCCCGACTTGGTAACATCAGCGATAACATTGTATCCGTCGACCAGGTTCGCCTTGCCGGCGAGGCTGGTTGGATAACAGATGACTTCCTGCCTACGCCGATTGCGTTCAGCGAGGTTCAGGCCGAGGAGTTCGCGGCCCAGGTCACTCCGTACATCGGCAAAACGTTCCAGGTGCTCCTGCCCCTCCAGATTGAGGATGTGACGAACGAATACATCTTCTCCTTCAAAATCTTGGATGCTCATATTCGCCCCAAGGTGAAGGCGCAGCGCGCTCAGTAAACCAAGCATCAGCCAGGCCTAGCCGCCTGGCTTTTTCAGACCCGCAAAAGAACATATGTTCGATCAGGAGGCAAGCATGTCCGAACAGCTACAACACCTGGTTCTCATCGAGTTGTTCCGTGAAGCCGAGCGGTTGAGCGGCGCGCACAACAAGACCCGGGCCGCCCAGGCGCGCCGGCAGGCGAAGGCCCTCGCCCGCCAGGAAGCTCAGCGATGCGCCCAAGCCTGATCGCCCCGAAGGCGAAAGTGGTCCCGTTCCTTCGCAAGCTCCTGGCCGACGGCGAGGCCCTGGCGGCCCAGCGCCCCGCGACGCTGGAAGAGTGCTACGCCCTGAGCGAGGCGGGCACCCAGTGGGTGAACTGGGCCGGCAAGGTGCTGCGGCGCGCCTTTGATGAACAGCCCTTCTGGCTCCACATGTTCCACAACCCGAAGGACATGCCAGGCTGGCCGGACGGGCCGATTACCCTCGAATTCATGGAGACCTACCGCCAGGCCAGTTGGCGGCACAAATTGGAGTTGATGCGGCAAGCGATCGCCGCTGCGGAGGCAAGCCAATGACCGAGCCGAAACGCGCCGTCGCCTATCTGCGGGTCTCTACCGGCATGCAGGAGCGCGACGGCGTCTCCCTCGAGGCCCAGCTCGACATGGCCCGGCGCTTCTGTGAGTACCGGGGCCTCGAGATGGTAGGCACCTACACCGACGTGATGAGCGGCAGCGACGATCGCCGGCCGGAGCTGGCGAAGCTTGAGGCGGACCTCGCGCGCAAGGCCTTCGACGCTGTGCTCGTCTACAAGGTCGACCGTCTCAGCCGCGACTCGGCCCACTACCATGCCCTGCTGCAGCGCTTCGCCCAGCACGACGTGCGCCTAGCGTCGCTCACCCAGGACATCGACGCGACCACCAGCTTCGGGAAGTTCGTCATGTCGGTGCTGATCGCCGCGGCCGAGATGGAGGCCGGCCAGACCGGCGATCGCGTGCGCGACTCCTACCGGCAGCGCGCCGAGATGGGGCGCCCCCTGATGGGCGGCCCGGCGACGATCGGCTACAGGTACGTCCGCCGGCACATCAACGAGGCGGGCGAGCGCGTGCCCGGCCGCCTCGAGGTCGACGTCACCCGCGCGGCCATGGTGCGCTGGATCTTCGACCGCTTCATCGAGACCCACAACATCTACCAAGTCGTGGTCGAGGCCGCGGCGCTCGGCTACACCATGCCGTCGGGCCGGCCCTTCAACCGCCAGGGCGTCTACCGCATCTTGCGAAACCCCATCTACCGGGGCGAGTATGTCGCGCTCAAGACGCGCACCGAGCGAGTCGGGGGCAAGAAGCGCATCGTCAAGCTACCTCGCGACCAGTGGTTCCGGGGCGAGCGCACCATGCCGGCTATCGTCGAGGACGAGACTTGGGAGCGCGCGCAGGTGCTCCTGGACGAGAATGCCAAGGAAGCACCCCGCAGGGTGGCCGCGCGCGGCCGCAACGCCTGGACCGGCCTGCTGAGGTGCGCCGGCTGCGGCAGCACCCTCGTGCGCGACTCTAGCCCCGGGAACGTCGGCAAGAAGGGCGTGAGGCTCTACAGCTACATCTGCCACCGGCCGCGCGCCTACGGCCACGACAGCTGCCCCGCGATCGCCCGCGTGTCAGAGGCCTTCCTCGACAAGCGAGCCTGGCCGGCGATCGCCGCCGCGCTTGACCCCATCGTCACCGCCAAGCGCTCGACCGCCAGCCGGAAGCCGGGCCGGCCGGTGCGCGCGCGCAACGTCGACCAGGAGCTCGCGGCGCTGCGCGCGAAGCTCGCCCGGGTGCAGGCGGCGTTTGAAGATGGCGACTACGGCGAGGACCTCGCCACGGCCCGGCGCATCAAGCGCGAGAAGCAGGCCGAGATCAAGGCCGCGATGGAGGCCATCCAGGCGGCCAGCAAGGGGCCCGTCGGGGCGCCCGAACCGCCCAGGGTTGCCGGAGGCCTCATGGCCTACTGGGAGCGATTGGAGAGCGAGCCCGGCGCCAGGGGGCAGATGCTCCGGGAGCTGGTGCACGGCATCGAGGTCCGCAAGGGTTTCATCCGGGTAAAATTCGCCGAGACCAACCACCCCGACTGGCCCGACGAGATCGAGCTACCGATCACGGTGATGAATTCTCGACATGCTCGAAACCGTGATCTATAGTGGAGTTGCGGGCGCGCGCCTACCGCTGGTTTTAATTTTATAGTGGGACCTGTACCAGTACAAATCCAGCGTTAAGCCGCCGCGCTACAACCCAGCAGGCACGGGCAATTGAAGCAAAACCCCCGCTCCAAGTTGGAGCGGGGGTTTTGCTATATAGGCTATAGCCTATTGACTCCATAGGCCATAGCCTATATAATACTCATATGACAGGCAAACAGCTGGTCAAGCTTCTAGAGTCGAATGGCTGGACACTAGACCGCATCAAAGGCAGTCACCACATCCTCAAGAAAGGAGGGGCAGCAATCTCAGTCCCGGTTCACGGAAACACAGACCTCAAGAAGGGCACCGAGGCCGCCATCTTGAAACAAGCCGGCCTCAAGTGAACCGAGGGCCCCCGAGAGGGGGCCTACTCCCCTGTGATTGCGCCCCATAGCTAAAGGAGAGCCCCATGCAGCACTTCGCCTACCCCATCCGTTTCGAGCCCGCCGACGAGGGCGGTTACTGCGTGCAGGGCCTGCCGCCCATGGAGGGCGTCATCAGCGACGGCGAGACCCTCGACGAGGCCAAGGACATGGCCAAGGACGCCCTCACCGGCGTGCTGGCCACCCTGCTCGACCACAACTTGCCCATCCCCCGGCCGGTGCCCGCCGAGGGCCCTGACGTATACGCCATCAGCCCGGACTCGCATGTGGCGATCGCCGTCCTGCTGCGCTGGGCGCGCGAGGATGCCGGCCTCACCCAGGGGGAGGTCGCGCAACGCCTCGGCATCAAGCAGCCCTCGTATCAGCGCCTCGAGAAGCCGGATGCGAACCCGTCGATCCAGACGATCGCCCGCGCCTTCAAGGCGATCGGCCGGGAGCTCCACCTCGCGATCTGATCTTGCTCTCCCGTCTTCCGAAAAAATGTTCGATCTACTTCTTGATTTTCCGTCACGAATGAGGTAGAAAAAGAAGAAGTATCGCTTACACGGTAGAGAGGATGTAATTTGAGTACGAAGCTGATTCGCAACACCAGTGACATCAACAGCGAGCTGGCCCGACTTGGGGTGCCCGCTGAAGTTCTAAAGGATGCGGCCCTCGCCTGGCTCAACGGAGCAAGCAAATTTGGCTCGCTGGTTCCTGCACAGGTGCCGGGGATCGCGGCTTGGGGTGAAGCGGTCGGAACTTTGCGCGAGCTTCTCTGCCAGCGCGGATGGGTGTCGTCTGAGTCGCGCGGCGGCTTGGCTACGGTCACCAACCCTGAGAACAACATCTCCATCGGGGTGGTTCGTGGCGACGAGAACACTGGCTTGTCGGGCAATGCAATGTCGTTGCGCCGCCGTGGCCCGGCCACGGTCGCAGTTGTCGAGCAGAACATCGAGCAGTTGAGCCTGTTTGCCGGTAAAGACTTCGGTGTCCGCCCCGCTGTCAAAGACGGGACGACCTGGGTTCTCCTCCTGCATCGGACCGAGTCCGAGCTGCGCTACGAGCTTTCCTTGCCCACCAAAATCGGCCAGGATGGGCGCATCGTGGACTTCAAGGTGCGCCTTCAGTTCGATGCCATTCCCCTGCACACCCCGGTTATCGTCGACCCCATGGCAGATGCGCCTACGGTGGACATCACGATCCTTCGAAAGGCGTCCGAATAGGAGCGACCATTGGCTTTCAACCCCTCCCGCTTGACTCTCGCGCGAAAACGACGCGGGATGACAAAGAAGTCCCTGGCGGAAGCACTGGGTGTCACTGACCGCAGCGTCACCGCCTTTGAGGCCGGAGAGTTTCCTCCCAGTGAGGCGAATCTTCCCGTGCTGGCAAAGGTCCTTGGCTTCCCCGAATCCTTTTTCTTCCAAGAAGACCTCGAAGAACTTAGGGCAGAAAGCGTGAGCTTTCGAGCCCTGAGTTCGATGACCGCCGGAAAGCGCGACGCTGCTCTCAGCGCTGGTGCATTCGCAGTTGCTCTCAACACCTACCTGGAGTCTAAGTTCGCCCTTCCTGGTGCAAACGTGCCTGATTATAGGGGGCACGATCCTGAGGCGGCCGCGATGGCGCTGCGTGCCCACTGGTCGCTCGGCGAGTTGCCTATCAAGAACGTAATTCACTTACTGGAGGCCCAGGGTATCAGGGTCTTTTCCCTGGTGGAAGAGTGCCACGATGTGGATGCCTATTCGCTTTGGAAGGACGGCACGCCGTTCATTTTCTTGAACACGATGAAGAGTGCTGAGCGCAGCCGATTTGACGCCGCGCACGAACTCGGGCATCTGGTGCTTCATCGCCATGGCCAGCCTGCTGGCAAGGAACCGGAAAGAGAAGCTGATGCTTTCGCCTCAGCCTTTCTAATGCCGAGGGGGAGCATCTTGGCGCACCCCATCGCCTACCCAACGCTCAGCAATTTGGTCGTTGCAAAGCGAAGCTGGGGGGTCTCAGTGGCTGCGCTCACGTATCGTCTGAAGCAGCTGAATCAGATCTCCGAATGGACCTACCGCACCCTCTTCAAGGAAATCTCAATGAAGGGATGGCGTAAGTCCGAACCCAATGAGGGGCCACGGGAATCATCCCTCTTGCTTGCTAAAGTTCTGGCAGCACTCAAGGAAGAAGGCGTCTCAAAGCAGGACCTCGCCCGCCATCTTCACTTGCGCCTCGCAGATTTGGAGAAGTTCGTTTTCGGGTTAGTGATGGTCGCCGTCCCGGGTGGCCGAATCGAAGAAGAGAAGCAGGCTACAGGGAAGGCACCACGCCCTGATTGGAAGGTGCTGTAGGCCCTAAGACGAAAGCCCCCGCTCCGATCCGGAGCGGGGGCTTTTCTTTGCACGCTGCGAACGTCAGACGGCGGTCGCCTTTTTGTAGAGACCGAACGCGCCGGCGGCCACGAAGAGGGTCTTGCCCGCCTCGATCAGGACGTTGACCGCCCGATTCCAGTCGTAGGCCGCGAGGTTGCCGGAGTAGTAGGCGATCGCCACCTCGAGCACGACGGTCAGCACGGACGACAGGATGCCAAGCACGACGATCAGGCCGGTGGTGCTTTTGCCCTCGAAAGGGATCGGCGCTTTCTTGCCCCACTCAGTGAGCAGAGCGACCACCGGGCCGATGACGAAAGGCAGGAGCTGCAGGATGGTCTGATTCATGGGGTCTCCTTTCAAAAGACGAGCGGGCCGTCGGCCAGGCCGAAGTCCTTGGCGATGTTGTAAGGGCGCCCGTGCACGATGCCCTTCCCGAGGGCGATTGTGAGCTTGCGCGAGAGAACGTCGGCCGCCCACCGGCCGCCCTGGGGAGCAACGGTGCGCGCGAGGGCCTCGAGCTTCTGGGGCTCGGCCAGCTTCCGGCCGACAGTGGCCGCGGCGTAGCGCGCCCGGGAGCCGGGACCGATGCTGCCCATCTGAACGCAGATGTCGAAGAGCAGCGCGAGGGCCCGCTCGGTCTTGAAGCCGAAGGTGGCCATGTAGCCCCGGGCCCGGTTCATGTAGGGCGCGGCGTGCCGGCGCTGGAGCTTCTGAAAGCCCGGCTCGGCGGAGATCGCCTTGAACGCCTTTACCCAGTGCGGCAGCAGACGGTGTCCGGAGTCCTGGCGTCCCTCGGCCCAGGCGACCGCGCCGTCGGGCCCGAGCTCGCGGCAGACGCGCAGGATGTCGGGCGCCAGGTTCACCGTCTGACTGTTGAACGGGGCGGTCTCCACCGGCTGGGTGAAGCAGCGCACGAACGTGGCCGGCCCCTCGGCGTACATCGCGAGCAGGAGGGGCTGCAAGGTGCCTCGGCCCAGGTTCCACTGCAGGAACCCGAAGCTGATGCCCTGGCCGTCGAAATTGCCCGACAGGGCCCCGTAACCGCCGCCCTCGAAGGCAGCGGTGATGGCGAAGCATTTCTCTTCGGTGGTCATACCAGCTTTCTCCCTTGTGCAATGGCGATCGCGATGTAGGTGACGAGCGCGGTGCCGAGGCCTGCCGCCCACTTGATGACGGCCTCCAGCAGCTTTAGGCGCCGCTCGTGGTCCTTGACGGTGTCCTTGAGGCCGTTGTCGCCCTCGATCGTGTGGTGGATGGCGTCAACCTGGCGGCCGATGCGCTGCACCTGCAGGTAGAGCGCCTGCGCGTAGGGCGGCCAGGCCGAAAGGTCTTGTGGGACGATGCGCTCGAGCGCGTCGAGCTCGTCGGTGTTGTGCATGCGCCCCCCCTTACAGGCTGTAGCCGGGCGAGTAAGGCGCCCAGGTGTTGTTGATGC